AATCGTGCTCTTGATATCATTTACAGTACTTGAAAGTACTTTGTGTTGTTCTGCCAACTCTGAAATTCTAGAATCTACGCTCTTGCTAAAAGATTCAACAGTCTCTTGGATTGTTGTTACTTGTGCTGCATTTGCTTCAGATGCCTTATTTAGAGTTTCTGAGAAAAAGCCTTTTAGATCGCCTAACATCTTCGCAAAATCAGGTTCATCAACCTTATCTTCTGATACTTCGGCTGCTTTTTCCAGAGTTTCGGCAGGAACGTCTTCTGCTGCTGCTTCTGCAGGAGCGTCAACTGGAGCTGCATCTTCTGCAACTACTGCTGTATCTTCAACGGCTGCTTCTGGAGCTGCATCAACTGCAACATCTTCTACAACTACGTTTTCTGTATTGTCTGACATTTCATTACCTCCTTCTGCGTTTGCCTGTTTTGCAATTGTTTGTGTATCAGGCAACGTAAATCTTGAATGCTTGTACGCATCAAGAATCTTATCAATCTCTTTTGCTTTATTAACATCTGAGCTCTCAACCCAACCAATTAGTTGTGCTGGCTTACCAGAAACTGGTGAGTCATATGTTTTCTCTGTTGAGATAAAAACAGAGTTACTGTCTTCACAGTAAAAAATATTTTCTGTTACTACTTCGGTTGCAATTCCCTTAAATATCAATTGGCCATTTACCTTTTGAATAGATAGAACATTGCAAAGTTCATTTGCTGGAGAATCTACAATTGATAGTTCAATCAAATCGTAGTCCTTAATAAATCTTACTGTCTTACCGCTTGCCTTATTAACTTCGTTATCTGACTCATTAATCTTTCCGCCGATTGAAAATCCAGATAGGGTTCCGTCTAGAACTTTTTCCCAGGTATCCTGTGCGCCCTTTGAAATGTATGCTGTTACATATACTCCATTATAAAATTCTTTAGTTGCTGGGTCATAAAAAGTTTCTGGCTTAAATGAAACCATTTTGCCAACTGCAAGAGATCCGTGCATTTCACGAATGTTTCCACGGAAACTTTCAAATGCTTTAATACTTGCTTCTGCGGTTACAACATCATTTGTTTGATCAATATTGTCTAGGGTAGCAAAACCAGATACTGTTCTCTTTTCACGGTTTACTTTTGTGAAAGGGACAGATAAACTAATGTCATTGCCATGGCTAGTCCATAGGGACTTTTCAATATTCATATGCTTAATTTTAGCGACTTATAGATAAAAAGGCAAATAACAGTTGAGCAGGGTTAGTCAACTTGTCTTCCATCGCCTTTGGCATTTCGTCCTTCTCCAGATTTATCTGGTGAGGTTGCCTCTCGGTTTTGGGATCTTTGTCTTGTATTTCCAGCCTGGGCACTTTGCTCTGCTGCATCCTGTGCCTTTAAATCAACTACTTCATCTCCGCCGTCTAGAGGAATCATACCCTTTCTAATTCTAACTTCATTAGGGGTAATTACCTGCATTCTTAAATATCTTTCGTCGATTTTAGATTGAGTATCTTCGTCGGTAAGAGTTAATTCATTAAATTTAAGGGTTAATGCATCTGTCTTTTCCTCAAATATTTTATTTAATTTTTTCTCTAAAATCATTTGTGCTGGACGGCAAACCTGCTCTTTAAATGTTTTATCGGCATCTCGTGCTACGGCTAAATTAACTCCTTCGGGGGTTCCAATTTTATTAATTGGGACACGGTGGGCCAGAAGTATTTCATCTCTATTAGATTTGCGATAAATATTAAATGAAGATTCCTGTGGATTTGCCTCAACTGGCTCCATTTTAAATTCGGTTTTTGAGTCTGGGGTGTCTCCTGGAAGTGGGATATAAAGTGATCTGTGGTTCTTTCCCTTTAGTCCAACCTGGAAAAACTCAAGCAATTTTCTTTCTGATTCTGGAGAAAGCTTTGCGCCTTTTACTGTAATGATATATCTTGGAACCGCTTTGTTTTCAAAGTAATCAAGGTTATATCTTCCAGACAACTCGTTACCTGCAAGTGAGACCTGGGCTGCAATAATATCTGCAACTCCATAATAGTTGTTCATTGGGGTATACTTTTTTATATGAATGATTTCATTTGGGCGGTCTTCTTGACCAGCAATTGGATTCTCTGTTTCTGTGTCCCCAAAGTTGTTGAAGTAAACAGCCTTGCCGTATAGAAGCTGAATAAAGCCATCTCTGAGTCTACGCACACGCATTGTCTTTGCTGGGATGTGACCGATGTATCCAATGTTTCCATTTGTGGTTCTACCAATTTCAATGTATCCATTGCCTGTTGCTTCGTAATCTGTAAAAACTTTAATTAATGTCTGGGTAAAAGTATCTTCGTCATTTGTAGTGTCAAGCCAAGTATGCAAATCTTGTCTTAATTTGCTTAGCTTTCTACGGGCTCTTTCAAGGGACTTGTCGTCCGTAAGTGAATCAATGGCATCGTTTGTTTTCTTTGTCTCTATAAAATCATATCCTAGTCCAACAATGTTTGCTACCTTAGCATTAATTGCAGCATAGTTATATGTTGAAATCTCATATACCTTTGAAAGGTACTCTAGGTTGTATGGTGGTTCTACTAGGTCGAACATAGCATAGCCAGTAATTGCTTGTGCTAATAAATTTTGCTGTGTGCCCGTCTCTTCTCTACCAGAAAATGATTTAGAAAACTCTCTGCTAATCTTGCGCTTAAAGGCTGGTCCTAGGCCTCTTACCTTTTTAAGATCTTCTAGGCCCGCTGCAAATGGGTCGTTGCTGACTTCGTCTTTTTTTAAAGAAAACCAATCCGCATTGTTTGAAATATTAATTATGTTTTCTGAGTTATCCTCATTAAGAAATTCTACGCTCATTTCATCCCCCGCAATTTTTTCATTTCGTCTTTATAGTTTCCAATATCTAGTGGGTCTGGCACTAGTCCCCAGTCGAGTCTTTGCTTTTGGTGTTGGAATTCCTCATCGTCAATCTTCCTTCTTCCAGAAAGAAATTTAGGCCCGCCTTCGTATATACCGAATGAGCGAACTTCTCTAGCCAAAGCATCGACCTTGGATCTATTTCCTTTTTTTGACGTGATCGAAAGAAAGTTGCCATTGTCGTCTCCAATCCATCTGCCATCGGGCATTTCCCAAACATATATCCCAAGAGTTGTTTCTTCTTCAAGGACTTTGCTGTTAATGCGGTTAATATCCATAGTAATTTATTTTACCATTACTTCCTGCTAAAGTCCAGCTTTTGTCAACCAATAAGACAAATTATTTGTTTTGAAGTACAATCCAGTCATTGTCATAGAACTCTACAGAGTTTTCTGTCAATGTTATGGACGAATCGTCTGCTACTGTGGCGGATCTTCCTATGTGCATGTTGTAGTGAGATAACGCAGTAGGGGCTGTAAATGGGGTTGGGTAATAAGCGATGTATTGATATAGACTAGAAGGGCCACCTGTTGCTGCATGATTAAATAGTATCTGACCTGTAATTGGTCCGCTTGTTACAATTACAACATGATAAAGCTCATTTGCTGTAAATACAGAACTTACATTTGTCTGAGATGCTCTGTCTATCCCATTGACATAAATAGCAGATATATTAGATTTAGTAATAGTTCCATTAGCAGCCCAAGAGTATCCTGCCGATACAAAATCCCCGCTTGCTGTGCTTGATATAATAGAGTTTGCTGTAAGGTCTGACAGGGTTAAAAATAGCTCTATTGTTTTTATTGATTCTGCCGTGTTAATTTTAAATCCTGCTCCGTCTGCCGTTGTGACTCCATTTAGCTTTTGGCGGGATAAAATGGGGTACTTAATTCTTCCTAGAGTTATATCCTTTGAAGCAAATCCAGGGGTGCTTTCTATTGTATAAATATAGTCAGGGTTGCTTATTGAATAAAGTATTTGATCTTTATAAAAGCATAGAAGTAGATTATAAAGTCTTGGAATAAATTTGGATGTGTCTGAGGATGTAAATGTTATCTCAAGATAAAGGGTTCTTTCAGAACTAAATGATCCTAATTTAAATTGAGGAATTGATCTTCCATTAGCACATGCTTGCCATGTTGTTCCATCGGTAGAGGTTCTTACAGAGACCCCATTATCGCCGCTCCACTCTATCTTAGAGGAGTCTAGATCAAATCCTGCAGGAATTGCTATGGCATCTACTACAACCACGCTCTTAGAGGCTGCAGAGGCCGTTTTATTAATTTCAAGGCATTTCTCTTCTGGATTGTAAGTTAAATCTTCTGAAGCAAAAATCTCTAGCGGTTTGTTGGCGGGATAGGCAAAATTAAATTGCTTGCTTACGCTATCATCATATATTTCAAATAAGGTGCCATTATCTGGGTAAGAAACTTGAAGCGGTGAAGTAGTGCCAGAATAGTTATAATGTTCTAAAATTTTATCTAAGCCCAAAGCATACCTATATACTGCTGGGGCATCTACAATAAATGAATCGGATGCATTTCCCGTTGGGCCTAATTTTAATGTAATTGTTGGGCTAGTAAACTTGTAATTAGTTAAAGATTTGCTTGCTGCAAATTTGCCGTCTACATATAAAGACATTTCTGTAATAGAGTATGTAGCTACAATATGATGAGATTGACTAATATTAGGTAAAGTGTAATCAAGTCTTTCCGCCTCCAGTTTAAATACAATATTTCCTTTTTCATAAAAAATACCTATATTCTTTGTTGAGTCGGCAAATATGGTTGTTAGGCCAGTTGTTGTAATTTTAGGATAAATCCATGTTTCTAATGAGAATGCATTATCTGAAGAGTTGCTATCTGCAAATCCACCATCGGCGGTAGATCCGTAATAGTCTTTAGTTACTGGCAGCGTAATGTACTTTGTGTTTGTTATCAATGACCCATTTGCCCCGCCCGAAACAAGTGGAATTAGCCCTGTAGAAATTGTCCCAGTATAAGTTCCAGAATTACCACATCCAGAAACGTCGGTTGCGGTGGTGCCAGACAACTCATCTAGAGGCCAGAAGCCAATCGGGGAATCATTCATTACTTTAAGTTGGTAGCTCATCTTATTATTATATACCAATCCTTATTAGGGTTACTTTTTAAAGAAAAATATTGCAACCATATATTTCGTGCCTTCTGTTGTTGGCTTTGGCTCATGTAAAACTCCGTGTGATTTAAACACTAATGCGCTGCTTGCCTTTGGCTTTACAGATATATCGTCATTTGGAAAATTTAGATCTCCACCCAAGTAGTCATCATTTATATAAAAAACAATTGAGACTGTGCCTATTAAATCTTTTGGGCTATAGTCTGGATCGTAATCTGTGTGAGGACCCATTTCTGTTAAGTTGTCATACTTATATATTTTACAATGTGTTGGAAGATCGCCGAGATCTATGCCGTGAGACAAAGCATATTCTTCTCCTATTTGAATTGCTCTATAATGGATTATACTGGCAATTTTAGAGTTATGTCTGTCTCTAGGGTTATTGTTTAAAACATTTTTATAATTTATTGTTTTTTGATAACCGTACTGCACACTTTTGCAAGAAGAAAGCCATGGCTCCCATTTAGTTATTTGAGACCCAACATCTTGAAATTGGTCCATCCATTCAATTTCTTTTATCATGGATTCTGTATCATCAAAAACCTCAGTGTAGTAATGTATATCCTTGTTAATAATTTCTTTATGCATCGTATTTGCCCTTATGTGTTGGAGGAGTTCCTTTTTTCTTAAGCTCGTTCCATTCTTCGTAAGTTTTTTCTTGTTCCGCTCTTGTCTCTTTAAGCTCAGCTTCCCATTCAGCTATTTGTTCTGGCGTGTAAACAGCGTCGGCATTATCCCAGAAAGACCCAACTGTATATCTTTCTGCTTTTTGAACCATAGTAACTTCGTGCTCATTACCGTGCCCACCTTTAAAGAAAGCTAATCTTCCAGGCTTTGGCTTTATTGCAATATCATGATGTTTGAAGTTTAAAACTCCTCCATCAAAATTATCATTTAAGTAAAGAAACCCAGCGTACTTGCTTTTATAGAATGCAGAGGGGGAACCATCTTCATGAGTATTGTCTGAATGAAATCCAGCGAATGCGCCAACTACCCATTTTTGTGCATGGTAGCTAACCTCTGATAGCTCTCTATCAAAACACATCTCTCCTGCCTTTTTTACTTTTTCTTTTAAAATAGAAAAGTAATCTTTAGGCAATCCAAACACTAAAAGGTTTTCGTCCCATGGCCAGTAGCCCATTGCCAAAGAACCATAAAAAGATATTTGATTCCACTTTAAATGTCCTGCATCTGTAATTGCATCAAAATAAGCAATTATTTTTTGACATTCTTCTTCTGTAATTAAATTATCAACAACAAAAACATCATCTTTAAGGGATATAATTTCCATTAGCACACCGTCTTATCTTTATCTTCTAAACTATCCAAATAGTCTATGTGGTCTTGTATTTCTTTTTCAGTTGGAACCTTTTCTTTTCCGTTTTCAAATACCAAGTTGCCTCCGTATACATCAAGGCTTATTCTTCTTTTTTCCATCTCTGCCCATTTTGTTGCACCATACTTCAATTGGTTTGCAAGCCACTCTTCTGACCCTGCATATGGATAAAACATAAAGTTTCTTATTAAATACTTATTGCCTTTTGTTGCAGTCTTAACTCCATGATAGTATCCTTCGCCAGAAGGGAAAACCATAATATCTCCAGCCTCTGGCTTATATGCAGGAACAAATTCTCCGTTTACATAAAACTCTATTTCTCCACCTTCGTAATCATCGTTAATGTAAACTGTGCATGTAATATAAAACTTATCTCCTGGAGCATCCTTATCTGTTTGCTTAAAATCAGTATGATACTGCATGGTTAAATTATTTTTTAAAGAATCAACGTTAGTAAAATATTTACAGAATGAGGATGATCCTAGCTGACAATCTTTGGGAAGCTCTACATTATACTTTTTAATATAGTCATCAATGGCAACATTATATGCGTCCCAAACCTTTTCGGCAGCCCAGTACTCTTTGTCGAAGGTTTTATTTTTACCAAGTAGGCTTTCTACTGCACCCTTAAACTTTGTTGATGAGTAAGTTCCAAACTTGCTCCATTTTGTCCACGGAACAAAGTAGTGCTCGTCCGACTCATTTTCAATGCTCTCGGTTGACTTTACAACATCAAAAATTTCTTTATGATCTGGGAGCAAGCCCTTGTAGATTTCAATTCTAGGATAGAGTGTTTTTGATGTGAAATCAGCCATTTGTTTTTTCTCCTAATTTAGTTATAGTCCAGAACCATGGTGAGGTGTATCTGGTGCCTTGTGTAATTACGTCTACTCCGTGTATATAGTTTAAATCTCCTGGAAAAAAATATGCAGCTCTAGCTTTTGGCTTAAAGGCAATTTCTTGTTTTGGAAAATGAAGTCTTCCACCCTCATAGTCTTCATTTAAATAAATTACTGTTCCAATGTCGTACCACGGGAAATTGTTTGCGGTGCCCTTGTCTGGACCTTCGTGCAACTCTTTGTCTGCATGTGGCCACTGCATAGAACCAACTGGCCATCTTACTAAACAAGGCCCTGTTGGGTTTACCTCTACATTAAAGTGCTTTTCAATAATAAGTCTTAGTCTTTGAATTATTGTATTTAGCATTACCGAAACATTAGGGTCTGATTCATCTAGGGATTTTTTTGTTGCAACACGATCTGCCCATACATTGTGTTGATAAATTATAGTTCCATTTTCATTACGTACGTCTTGCCCTTGATCCCATACTTGATTACCCTTAATAAAATTAAGAAGGTATTCATTTTCTTCTTCAGTTAACAAATTTTCAATTTCAACAATGTTTTCTGGGCCGTTGCCAAAGTATCCTGAAGGAGTAATAGATGTTCTGTGCTTTCTAATATCCGATGAGTTCTCTACCGTGTTATCCATTTAGTTTCTTTTCCTATTCATATTTTTTAGGTACCCAAGTTCTTTTTTTATAAACGCCAGTGTCTGCTCTATAAATAGCTACGTGATCGTCATGCTTTTTTTGCATTTCTTGATAGGTATACAAATTAAACTCTGATACCCATTCTTCTCTTTTGATCGGAATAATTTGTGCGTAAGGGGTTCCTTTTGGAATTATTCCTGTAAATCCGTCTCTAATAAAAAAGGGCATCAGTCCTGGTGCTCCGTACTTGTCACTATCAATTATACCGCCTACTGTTAAAAAAGGCAGGCCGAAGTTATTGATTGGCTGAACTACTAAAGCGCTGTATCCATCTGGAAGCGTAAACCCCCAGTTTGGATACCAATGGTAAACAAATTTATAATACCCTTCAGGATAATAGAACTCTCCCATATGCGAACGTATTGCAACAAAATCATCATATCCTGGCTCTGCTTTTATTAATGGATATCCGCTTTGCATAAAAACATTAATGTCGCATGGTGTTGTAAATGTATATCCTGTTGTAAAAATATCATGAAGAGCTGGACAAGATTTAAATCCTGGGCCCTTTTTATTATCTGGTGGCCCGACTACATCGTTTCCCTCAAAATCTTTCCAATATTTGCTGGCATTTTTAAACCATGCTGGCATTGTATTTTTTGAAGGACTTGGTGCAAGTTCGTCGTTGTTATAGTGCCTATTTGAATTAAAAACAATTTTCATTTGTGCTTACTAACCTTCAGCTTAATTGATTTTACTTCGTGGGACCCAAGCTTATTACCTAGATAATCTGTAGCATCCCTATAGTAATCCGTCCAAATTTGTTTTTCTGCCGCCTCTTTAGCTGCAGCAACTGCTCCTTCATAAGTTGGGATATTCTCAAGGTGTGGCTGTGGCATGTGCCTTATATCCTTTACCTCAAGAGTAGAATTGTTTAGCTCTGTTAAAGATATTGGTAAAATTGCAATTACTGGCTGTCCAGCTTTGATTGTAATTGGAACGTAGGGCTTTGTAATCTTCCATGCAACTGGCAATGGGCTGCCAAAAAAGGATGTTGTTAATAAACTTGTTACGGCCTGAGCTCCATCAACGAACATATTTGGAACTGGAAAAGATAGCAAAGTATAGTTACTGTCTGTTTCAAAAGTTAAATTTGTTTTAAAGTTAATTGTTGAGTGACCTCTACCAGTCTCGCAGTACTTTTGTCCCTGCAAAACCTGAACGTTATGTGGATAAGTACTTGTTACTCCATCCCACATAAAGGTTATATCTTCTGGAAATGATATACCCCAGCCTAATTGATTTGCTAGCGTTAATGGAAAGCATCTGTATGCATGATTGTGCTCTGTTTCATCCATCCAGTCTCTTTTTGCAGAAAGAGGCTCAATGTTAGCAGTGTCTTGAAAATTATCATATGCTGTTATTCTAATCAATTAGCTCTCCCTTTGTTCTGCTGGGATAAATTTTTTCCCTTCAGTGAAATGATTATATTCATAGCTTGCTTCTATTTCTCTATAGAGAGGTGTATGTGGAGCTTCTTGATAATCTAGCATAGTTACAATAGCATATTTAGTTCCAGATCGGACTGGCATTGCTGCGTGAGAATAGATATAAGAAGATGGGAATAGGTATAAGTCTCCAGCTTTTGGCTTAATCTTAAGACCTAATTTATCAAAAAATAACTCTCCGCCTTCATAATCGTCATTAATATATCCTACTGATGAAAGCACACATACATACGAGTACCCGTGATCTGAGTGCACATTAAAATGTTGATTTTTTGCATACTTAATAAAGTTAAAAGATTCCCAGTAATTTAATGGAGGTAGCTGGAACATATTCATATAATCTGCTACAGCGCTAAGCTGGACTCCTTTTGAGTCTCTCCATATTTGTCTTAGCTCTATTTCATCTTCCGTAAGATTTTCTTCTTGAACGTGGTTACCATTTCCATACATTAAGGATCCGCCATCGTTTTCTTTAATCTTAAAATCCCAAGCATCCCTGTAGTCTGTATTTAGTGTATCAAAACCTGTTTGAGCTAAATTCCAGTGCTTCTTGTTTTCCTGTTTTTCTAAAACCTTTTCTAATCTTTCTGCCAGATTGTATTCTTTTTTAAAAACGTCTCTGTATACAATAATTCCTGGGTAGATCGTTTCTCCATTTGGAAGCATATTATTTTTTCCCCTTGTGTTTGTTATCTATCATTCTATCATATTCTTCAGTATGGGCGTCGTCGTTGTAGTCTAGCATGGTAACAAAAGAATATTTAACACCAGTTTCAACTGGCAGTGCTACGTGAGAATATATAAAGGATGATGGAAATATAACAAGGTCTCCTAGTTCTGGGGTTATATGTAAATTAAATTTAGGGAAATATAGCCCTCCCCCAGTATATCCATCATTTGGATATCCAACTAGAGAGACAGCGCATTTATATGACCAACCGTCATCTGCATGTTCTTGAAAAAATTGATTTGGGTAATACTTAACAATATTTGTCCATTCCCAGAAATCCATTTTAATTGAATACATATTGCAAAAATCTTGAACTGCATCTTTTTGACAGTCATAAATATCTTTATAAAGTGGGTGGGATTTGCCTAAAGCCGATAACTTAAAATCCCAGGCATCTCTATAAGTTAAATCTATTTCTTCTAAGCAAACACTTGCGCCATTCCAGTCAGCTTGCTTGCTAGATACGCATTCCTCAATCCTATTAATTAGATCAAGTTCTTTTGGAAAAGAATTAGGATATACCCATATTCCAGGATACAGTTGTTTTTTGTTGTATATCATTATTAAAGAATAGCATTTTTATGCAATATAGTCAAGGATTATATATCCTGAAATTCTGTATTTGCCTCTTCTTGATCATGATGATCATCTTCAACTTGAATAAATTCAGTAGATGTTTCGCATCCATTGTAGGCAAGCATTGATCCAGCTACAAGAAGTCCCCAAGGCTCTCTATAGAATAGGAAGACATCTAGATCTTCTTCAATTATATTTAGTGAATCTATAACAATTGGACTAGAGGGATCATCGTAATTATAAATCTCGTCGCCAACCTCTAAATCAGTTACTTCTGGGAACATGTATTCGCTGCCTCTTTTTACTAGAGGCTGCTCTACTAAAGATAGGTCGTGTTTAGGATTGTTGTTAATTCTCATAAATGAGGATTTTGTTTGTTTAAAAATATTTGTAACCTTAGACTCTAGGGTAGATGGGTTAACCATAGATAGGTCTCTCCATCCAGCAACCTTGATAATACATTCTGTTGTTATGTGGCCTTGAGAACAATTAGAGTCATGCTTAGGTAGGTTATCAAAAGAAGCAGTTAAAAGATAATCATCAACTTTAATATCTTTTGCTTTCTTATAACCGTCTGTAGTTAGCACTTCAGTATCTGCTGGAATACAAAACCCTGGAGGACCAAAGAATCTTGGTGGGCCAAAGAACCCTGGAGGGGCAAAGAATCTTGGTGGTGCAAAGAACCCTGGAGGCGAGAAGAATCTTGGTGGTGAAAAGAACCCTGGAGGCGAGAAGAATGCTGGAGGGGCAAAGAATCTTGGTGGTGCAAAGAACCCTGGAGGGGTAAAAAAGTTAGGTGGCGCAAAGAACTGCGGTGGCGCAAAGAACTGCGGTGGGGCAAAAAACTGAGGTGGTGCAAAGAATAGTGGTGGAACGAAGAAGTTTGGTGGTGCAAAGAACTGAGGTGGCGCAAAGAAGTTAGGTGGCGCAAAAAAATTAGGTGGTGCAAAAAAGTTAGGTGGTGCAAAAAAGTTAGGTGGTGAAAAGAATGCTGGAGGTGAGAAGAATGTTGTAACTTCACCAGTGGCTTGACCAAGAGATGTTCCATTTGCATTTACTGCTTTTACTGTATAAATTTGGGCGCTTGCCATTGTTTCTCTAATTCCCAAAGATGTTGCTGGATAATTAACTTCGTATGGAGATGCTAAGCCGCCTGGCTGTACTGCTGTATCTGAAGAAGTAATAACATACTTTGATATAGCCTTACCTCCATCTGCTGGGTGTCCCCAAGAAACAATATCCTGTCCACGCTGTCCTGGAGTAGTAGTCTGATTTCCATCTGTGCTATGTCCTGGTCCAGTAGTTGTAGATGTTGCTGTTACTGTTCTTGGTGACTGTGGAACTGTTGTAACTAAAAGTGGGGCGGTTGCAGTGGACTCTTGAGAAGTTCCATTTACATTTGTTGCATTTACTGTTACAAAGCCAGTTAGTCCTGAAGGTATTCCGCTAATAACAATTGGAGATGTTGCTGAAAAATCTGTATAAGTAACTGATCCTGTATTTGGAGTAAACTTTGCGGTATAGTTTATAATAGGTAATTGACCTGATGGGTATTCAAAAGTAATACTTATAGCACCATTGTTATATGGTCTATCTGTTCCTACATCTGTAGCAACTACATTAATTGGTGGTACTGGATATTCAAAATCTCCAGAGAGTTGCGCTTTTCTACCCGTCTTTTTTCCCATTTTTTAAATACCCTTCTTACGCTGTTAAATCTCCAAATAAAAGCCAAGTGTTGGCATCTCGTTTTAATATTGTTGCAATTGACCATTGGAATCTTAATTTTTGTCCTGGAGTAAAGTTTAATACAACTCCTGCGCCTGCCTGAATTGTAGTTTGTCCTGCTCCTGTTTGCAAAATATCGATAGTGGTTCCTACAGGAAAATTGAGAATGGTGTCCGCTGGAATTGTTACTGTATTTGCAACAGTCATTCTCATATCAATAATAGTATCTCTTTCATTTAAATTACTTAGTGTGTAATTAAAGAATTTAGTAGATATAGGTGTTATAGATGGGATACCTTGTTTTGACTGTACCCCATCTATAAACTGAATGTTACCTAATGTGCTGTCAAGTGTTCCACTTAACTTTACTACTCCAGAAAATGTTGTTATTCCAGAAAGACCGCAGTTATCAGAAACTGATAATGACTTAACCTGCAAATCTGTTTCGTAAGGAAATTTTCCTTTAGTAATAGACATTGTTTTGTATTCCTATGCCTGAGCCTCTGTCCAGGATAGTCTTGAGTACACGTTTGCTGCTGCTGAACCAATGTTGGTAACAACAATCGTAAGTGTATCTGGACCGTCTGGAAAAATGTTTGCATTTGAGTTTGCAGATCCTCCACCGATAATAGAGTTTCCTAGATCTCTAACTGGAGATAGATCAATTGAGTTTGATCCAGTTCCTACGAAGAAACCTGCTGTAATTTCTCCACCACTAAGTGTAGTTGATGTAGTTGAATAATCAACAATCTGTGATAGTGATGAGTTAGCTACTCCTGATACGTTTCCTACTGCGTTAGTCCATGCATTTGTTGTTGAAGGAACTCCGTTTAGAACAGCTGTTACAAGAAGGTTTGCACCTGATGTAGATGTTGTAACGTCTAGAGCCTTTAATGTAAGCTGCATACGGTTTACTAGTTCTCTTTGTCCGAATGCTGCTGCAATACCATTATCTGCTGAAGGAGCTACACGAATTGCCATAAGGGCTCTGGAAGCACCTGCGGCAATTGCGCTTGTAGTTCTTTGTCCATATGTAAAGACAAGTGACTTATCTTCATCAAAGTTACCGTCCATAATTACTGAGGTTCCCCAGTGTGATATGGATGCTGAGAATGATGGGAATGCCAACTCTACCATTGTTGGTGAAGTTGATGCGAATGTAAATGCTTGAGCTGATGTTGCACCCATTGGAACAATAATAACTCCAGTAGGGTTAGCTGATAGTGCTGCTTTGCTAAATTGAATAGCGTTGCCAACAATTGAAGAAACGAATGTTCCTTCTGGGAATGCGTCGGAGATTACTCTTTGGCCAACTTGAATTCCAGCGTTGCTTGCTACTGTTCCAGTGCTTGATCCGACTACAATTGTAACGGTAAGTCCTCCTGGAACACCTGCTTGTGCTCTTGTAAGACCTGTAAATGTTGTAGCTGATTTTCCTGTATAGTTTACATACTCGTAAGTGCTTCCGTCTCTTATTACAAGAGTTCCTGAAGGCGGGAAGCCAGCTGTTGATGCAACTGTTAGAGCAGAATCTGTTGTTAAAATTTCTGTAGTTGCCTTTGTGTAAGGTGGATTTGTTGTGCTTTCATATCTACCTGGCAAGTTACCTGAGCGCATGTAGGCCTCTGTATTAACGTTGTTATTTGGCATCTTGTGTACATAAACAACGTTACCCTTTGGGCCTCTAACACCCCATCTTACAAATCCTGCACCATACCATGTATAGTCAACATAAAACATCTGCATTTTGCCTAGGTCTATGTTGTACTGAGAAGGTCCTGTTCCGTCAATCTTATCTAGATTGAAAGCGCTTTGAGGAATTTTTGTATCGTCTGTTCTTGAAACAATACACATTGAAGCACTTGCTCCACGGTATGCTGGGCTGATTGTCATAGATGTATCTGATGCAATTGCAACAATCTTATATGATTGTCCACGAATTACAATTCTATCTCCTGGAATAACCTGCTTAGAGAAGTATGTTGGAAACTCTACGCTAGACTGCAAAACTGTTGCAGAATTTGCAGATACTGTTACTTTACCAGAAAGCTGGAATGTTGAGCTTCTGCGAACTGCGTATAGTGTAGTTCCATCGTATTCCCAGAACAAACCATTTTGGTCATCAAAGACACCTAGTCTATTTTGGCATCCGTACCATGCTTCAACTGATGCAAAGAATGCTCCAGTTGCTACGTTTGCTGAAGGAACTGTTAGTGCTTGATATTGAAATGATGTAGCGCTAAGAACATTGTTAATTGTAAATGTTCCATTGTACGCTGATTCATTACATCCGCCAATTTTAATTACAGTTCCTGGCTGCAAATTATGCTTTTCTTTTGTTTGAACTGTTACGGCTACTGTTCCGTTTGATGTAATATTTTCAATTCCAGCATATGGCTTTAGGACGGTTCCAGATGACATCTGGATTCCTTTACCTGACTGGTATCTAAAATAACGACGAGTTTGTCTAATGCATTGACCATAGTTAGATGATGAGTTTGCGCTAAACAAAACACCACCATCATGTGGTCTGTGTGCAAATGTAGACTGTGGTCTTACATATACTGCAATTCCACCAGCTATTGTTCCTGTTGGTATTGCGTCGTGATAGTATGCAAATGTTGTTGGATTGAGTACCTGGGCAACTTCCTGGTTACCGTTTGGTGGATTAGTTGTTGCTGTAGCACCTAGAACAACAATTTCATTTCCTAGGGCAAGTCCGTGAGGAATTGATGTTACTACTGTAATCTTTCTTCCTGAATAAGTCAATGATGCGTTTCCGCCAATTTGAGCACCAGTGTAAAGAACTCCTTGAACAACAAGAGTCTTATTTGGGTCAAGAATTTCTGTAATGCTTGTTCTATTTATAGCAGATGCTGTATATGTAAAGCTTGAACCTCCTCCACCATTTTCAATAATAAAGTTACCATCTGCAATTGCTAGGAATGTATCCTGAATTGAAATTGGAGTTCCATTTGCTGGGGCTGTTCCAGATGAAAGTGTTACTGTAACTGTTCTTGAGCCTGTTGGGAGACCGATAGAAGAAATATTAGCAATAGGTGTTGGTCGTGCATAAGAAAATGGTCTGTTATTTACTAATCCCAAGTTTTCCCATTTAGAAGTCTGTGTACCGTATTCAAAGTCAGTATCAATAAGAGCTCTAGGTTGAGAAACTCTAAATTTGTTGGCTGGGTCTAGCTGTGACTCTGCTGGAGTAAAACTTTCATCAAATGTATCAATTGTAAACATAAGCTTATCAGTTGATGTCATTGATGCAGTGTTGTATGCCAGAACCATTGTGGTATTTTCTACCATGAATGCGTCTGTGCTAGCTGAGTATGATGTTGTGCCCAAGCTTGGATCTGAGAAGTTATAGATAACCTGATTTGTTGTTACGTTTGTGATCAAAAGCAATCTTTCTTTCAAAATTGTCTTTGGGATCGAAATAGTTCTTGTTGATGGGGTAAACGTGTAAGATGTTTCCAATAATATTTTTCTTGCCATTTTCTTAATCTCCTAATAATATATCTGTTGCTCTGAACGGATATCTAGATTTTTTAACTGTTTGCGTATTTGGTCCTGATATATATCTTGCTTCAAATGATGACCCAGCTGGGATTGGTTCCCCGAACTGTATATATCCATCATTATCTACAAAGTATCCCTCAGAAGGTAGTGCGCTGAGCCAGTGTTGATCTTGGTTTCCCAATATTTGAATTATACCATTAATTGTTATCAAAAGCTTATATGGATTTGTTGGATCAAAGGTTGCTCCATTAAACTTTAAACGGAATCTTGAAGTATATCCGTCAAATAATTGAGATAGGCTGTCTAAAGGAATTATATCGCTTCCGACGGCATCTGCTAACTCTGCAACTAAATAGCCTCTGTTTATTGCGTGGCTATCATCTGTTGGAGAAAAGACCGATATTGGACCTTGAAATATCGGACTAATAATTGTTGGTGATGTTATTGTTTTGTTGGTTAAATTTTGTGCAGCTGTTGCAGTAATAATATAGTCTGTTGCTGATGCTACAAGGCCAATTCCTGGAATCTTAAATGTTGTAATTGAACCATTTCCGATAATGATTTCATTGCTTGTGCTGTTTGTAGCTGCTTGGGCGTTAGAACCAATAATAATATTATTGACTCCGCTAAGCAAAGTATTTCCTGCACCTGTTCCTAGTAGGGTGTTATCTGATCCAGTCTCTATAAGTGTACCCGCCTGATAACCTACTACTGTATTTCTTTCTCCACTAGATAGAGTTCTTAAGGATTCATTACCAATAGCGGTGTTTAAAATACCAGTCTCTGTATTTTGAAAGGTTAGACTTCCTAGAGATGTATTATCAACTCCAGCTAGTGTTACTTTTCCATATACTGTTCCAAGTGTGCTTTCAGTTGCCGCTTGTCCAGTAGCTAAAGTAACAGTTCCACCTAAAGATACTGCGTTTCCATTAATTGTAATGGAAGAGTTTGCAAGTTTAGCATTTGCAATTGATCCAGCCAGCATTGCGTTAGTAATTGTATTATCTGGAAGAACCACTGTTCCTGTAAACGTTGGTGACGCTAGTGGCGCTTTAAGATTAAGAGCAGTCTGTGTAGCTGTTGATATTGGTTTAAGGGCATCTGTTGTATTATCAACGTTAGCAAGGCCAACCATTGTTTTATCAATACCAGTAACTGTTCCAGTAAACGCTGGGGAGGCTAGTGGTGCCTTTGTTCCCAGAGCTGTGGTAATAGTTGTTGTATAGTTTTGATCATCGTTAATTGCTGCCGCTATTTCATTTAATGTATTAAGAAGATCTGGTGCACCATCTACTAATGTGCTTACTGCTCCTGAAATTGCAGTGTTTCGATTTGTAACTTCTGTTGCGATGGCTGAAGTAAGCGCTGAGCCTGCTGCTGTTGCTGCTGCAGCGATTGCTGCTGCTTGAGCGGCATCTGCTTTAGTAGTAGCGTCTGTTGCTGCTGCTGCTTGGGCTGCGTTAGCTTTAGTAGTAGCGTCTGTTGCTGCTGCTGCTTGGGCTGCGTTAGCTTTAGTAGTAGCATCTGTGGCTGCTGCTGCTTGGGCTGCGTTAGCTTTAGT